CGGTCAAGATCGATAACAGGCAGATTGCGCCTGCGCTGCTGCTCCATTATGTCTAGCAGCTTCTTATTCCACCAGTCAGCGTGCCATCGACCGTACCCCGCTGGGTCCTTCTTTACGGCGTCCCACTGCTCCGATTCTCCTCCTTCCGGGTAATGCCTGAGCACTAGCCTCCCGCTGGGGCCTAAACGGGAGAATACGTTTGATAGATACTCCGGATCAAGCTGCAGCGTGGTTATAAGTTGCGGTCCGATCTTCCGCATATAGTCCCACGATTGATAATGGATCGGAATTGTATGCATCCCTAAAGACATAAGAAAGAATCCCCGTCACTTAGTTATTTCCCTGATAAAGAACGCCAGCAACGCGGGCTTATCCACCGGCCTGCATGACACGTACTGACCCCTGAGGCCGTCTAGGGTCAACTTATTTCGTTTGATTACACTTAATTTTCGCCGCATGAGACGAAATTCCCTCTCCGTTACCCCGGATACCGTATCCCGCGCCTGCCACGTTGCCAAGTCATCTGCATCCTCCCATACTCCGGCAAACGTCGCAAGCCCTCCAACGACGGACCATTGTCCCCCCTTTGACGTCTTCACTGGCACGCTCCACATTGACCCCGGCGTTGCTCCCGTTACTGGGTTGCGTTTGCTGAAACTTACCTCCTCCCACCCGTCGGCGTGTTCCAGTCCGTACGCAAACACCTTGCACAGCGTGCCTCCGATTACAGAAAAACGTCGGCTCTTAAATACAAGCCTAACCGTCTCCGCCGTCTCCGCCGTCTCCGCCGTCTGCTCCTCCATGCTCGTCCTCCTCATAACACAAAAACGCCGATCCAACCATCAGAAGCACCCCCGATAGCATACCAGCGTAAATCACCAGTTGCACCCACGCAACCACCGACCTATCCCTTAACAGTATTGCTATGGTAGCCGACGTAAATATAATCAGTAAGGATACAGCGTTGTATAACCCCAATACCATTGTTCACATTCTCCCTAAACAAGATTGTTATCTACGATAAGGTCTGATCACGTCGTTGGTTATAATCTTGATAGGGAAGCCGTCATGATTCCATTCACCCCAATCGCATGTAATGTCCCCATTGCTCTTCCACTCATTCCACACGACGCAGGGCATGTCGCCCACATGAACCACCCTGAAAGTTTCGTCTACCGACTTTGTCTGCCGGCTAACCTCCAGACCAAGGTACACGATAAACAAAACCAAAATCGACGATAGCAATAACGATAACCCAAGTGACGAAATTCTGGCTACCATGTCACCGACCCCGTTTTCGCCACTATTTCCGTTCATCCGGCCTCCACAAGTCCCGTTAGCTCCGCAAGCTTAAAGCGAAACACGTACTCGTAATCCACCCTCACGCCACCGTTTTTCCCGTATCGGTTCCCTTCACTCTTTACCATGCGTATAGCTGATAAGCCAAACCCCAACATAGTTAGCGCCCCCACGTGCCACTGCGCTACCGGTTCCTCCACGCCCTTCCTGACGTGGTTCTTGATGTTGAGAATAAATGTGCCGCCTGGCCTGATAACCCTTAGTACCTCGGACCATGTCCGCTCATGAAACTCGCGGTACGCCGGTCCCCACTGCATGGCTCCACTGTTATTTTCCGATAACGGGCGGCCCAACACGTGCTTGTACGTGGTCCGTTTACTGCCGTCCTTGGCGTTATGATGATCGGCCATACGATTCCCAAAGGACGGAGACGTAATTACAAGGTCGAAAAAATTGGCGGGGTATGGTATTTCTAGGGCGTCAGCCACCTCTATCGCGGGATGTTGCGCCGCCCACTCCGGTTCAAGCTCCAATCCCACCAACGACCAATCAGGGCATCCCACGTACGCACACTCTAGAAACGTGAACAACGTACCAACGCCTGCAAACGGGTCAAGCACGTTCGTGGGCCTAAGCAGAAATTCGGGCTCGATCAGGGAAACGATAGACTTCAGTACCGGCTTACTAAACTTCGCCGGGTGCTCTATCTGCACCGTGTTTGCCCTAGCGTCATCTGGACTCATTTATACGCTCCTGTAGTGCCCGCTCGACTTTCCCGATCCAAAGTCCGTCTTCCACATACCTATCCGGAGGGGAAGCGTCCCCGCTAGCGTATGCCTCCTGCATTATAGCCCTATCCGCAACCTCGCGGGCTATGGCGTCTATCATATCCGTGCTCGGTGAAGAACGCTCATCGTCATCACGGACTGTGGACAGAAAAGAAATTAACGCCGGAGAATTCGCCAACAAAACTCCAATGATCTTTATAAGAACTCGAAAAATCAGGGGTGAATCAATTGGGAAGGGTTTTTTGGAATCCAGCGCTATTACTACCCCGTTGCTACCAATTAAGAAGGCATTACCGTCATCGTCTATCTGCACCACGAACTCTATTTGCACTGTGTTTGTCATTCCATCTCCCTAATCATGGAGGAAGGCTAAACTGACCGACAGGTGACCAGCCCACCGTAGGAGCACTAACATTCTATAACGCCGACCAAACGCCTAGAGGAAGACATCAGTTTAGCCCTCATCTATCAGGGCAAACGCCAAACGATCCTAAGGATGGGTGTTACTGCATTCTGTCTAGTGCGATTTCCAGCCTGACGTTTGCCCTCACATTTATTAAACCACAGGAGAACACGCAGGACAATGTCAGGGCCCGCAGACTTGCCTTCCTACTTTCAGTGAAATGTTATTCTGGGGGTGTTTCTGGGGGTGTTTGGCCTGGACACCGTGTCCAGGCCGCATGGACACCGTGTCCAGGCCGCATGGACACCGTGTCCGCAAATATGGACACCGTGTCCAGGCCCAGTCTTTTTTTTTATTTTTTTTTTAAGAGGTTTCTAGAGGAAAAACAGAGAAATAAAATTTCCACGCGTGTTTACGTACATACGCGCACGCGAGGAGAAGCACGTTTTTACCAACCAAAGAACCCAAATCTTGACAAAATGTATCTTCCTGTGGTTAAATTATGTAGGCGTAATAGGTATAACCTTTGGTAAAATGACTATTTACGATCCTACACCACCAGATTTATGGCATCCGTTGTTCTTCCGAGTTCTATCTCGGACTGGGAATATGTCGGCTGCGGCTAAAGCCATAGGAATGACCCCGACAACAATTTATAGGCTGCGAAAAAATAACGCGGATTTTAGGGAGCAGACGGATTTAGCCATTGAAATTGCTATTGACGCGTTGGAGGAGGAGGCGTATAAGCGAGCGACGGAGGGAAGGAGCGATACGCTTCTTATGTTCTTGCTAAGGGCGCATCGGCCAGAGAAATACCGGGAGAGTTATCGCCATGAGCTTAGCGGTCCCAATGGTGGGGCCATTCCTATGAAGGCGTACATCGGATTTGATCCGGCGCGTTGGAATGACGATGACGTAGTAAAGCCCAATCGTACCTTCGAGGTTGTAGACGGGGAGACCGTAGCAATTGACGATCCCGACGCTAGCAGCAGTAAAGCCTAGTTACACGCCCATTGCACCATTTCGCCCATTGCGTTGGCAGGAGGGGCCTTTGTATGATAAGAACCCCGTCATGTTGTTGACCGGGTCGGCGGGTGGAGGTAAGAGCCGGGTGGCAGCAGAGAAACTGCACGCGTTTATGCTGCAGTATCCGGGTTCTCAGGGGTTAATGTTGCGCAAAAAGCGCCAGTCAATGACCAATTCTACGGTCCTGTTTATGGACCGGACTATTATTGGTAAGGACCCCAGGGTACGCCACTTTAGTTCCAAGTTACGATTTGAATACGAGAATGGCTCTATTCTGGCGTATGGCGGCATGCATGACGATGAGCAACGTGAGCAGATTAGGTCTATTGGTCAAGAGGGTCAGGTAGACATCGCGTGGATGGAGGAGGCGAACAACTTTGACGAGTCTGATTTTAACGAGTTGCTTGCCCGTATGCGCGGCACTAAGGCAGGATGGGGTCAGGTAATACTGACTACAAATCCGGATCACCCAAGGCATTGGATTAGGCTACGCATTATCATCGATCAGGGTGGGTCGATTTACTACAGCAATGCGGGGGATAACGTTTACAATCCCGATACATACAAAGCCAACCTTGCCAGGATGACGGGCTTTATAGGTCTTAGGTTGCGTGAGGGGCTGTGGGTACGGGCCGAAGGTGCGGTTTATGACGTGTTCCGGGATGACATACATATAATCGACCCGTTTGCAATTCCTAGCGATTGGCGGTTGATTAGGGCCGTGGATTTTGGGTTTGCAGCACCGTTCGTATGCCAGTGGTGGGCTATTGACGGCGATGAAGAAGGAAATATTGAAGGGATGTACTTGTACCGGGAGCACTATCTGTCTCGTAAGACGGTTAATTACCATTCCAAGGTGATTATAGAACTTTCTGGGGATGAGCCCATTGAAGCTACCGTGTGCGATCATGACGCGGAGGATAGGGCCACCCTAGAGGAACACGGGATATGGACTATTCCCGCGGTAAAGGACGTTAGCCGGGGCATTCAGAGGGTGAGAGACCTGCTAATCGGAGGAGAGTCTAAAACTCCGAGGTTGAAGATATTTAGAAATTCTCTGGTTGAACGCGACCCGGATAGAGATCTAAAGGGGAGATCGTGTAGTTCTATAGAGGAATTCCCTGCGTATGCATGGGCCGCCGGTCGGGATGGAAGGGCAATACGGGAGACCCCTATGAAGACTAATGATCATGGTATGGATACCATGCGCTATGCAGTTATGTATGCTGATGCGTATGGCGTGGGGATGGACGCGGTGTAACGGCAGAACAAACGAAGAAGCAGAAGAAAGCTCAAGACAAGTACCGTAAGAAAAGGGCGGCGGCGGACCCGGAGTACAGCGAACGTCTCCGCCAGAAAGCCCGTGAAAACGGTAAAACTAGGTATGACAGGGTACGTAAAGCGCTTTTGGCTGCACTCGGTGGTAAATGTTGTAGATGCGGGTTTGATGACGCGAGGGCTTTGCAGGTGGATCACGTAAACGGCGGGGGTAGGAATCAAAGACGGAAATTTAGTAGTAGAGGATACTACGCGTTCCTGCTGCAAGAGGTTCTTGACGGAAGCGACGAATACCAGTTGCTATGTGCTAATTGTAACTTCATTAAGATGTCTGACGCTGGCGAGAACCGGGCCAGCGCGATTGAGAGTGGGGGCTAATTTTGGCCGAGCAGACTGTGGATCAGCTTACAAATTTGGTCCCGTTTAAAATACGGGAAGACCCGTTTGAGATGTCGCCGTCATACGGGGCCGACGTTTATATCCCGTCAATTATGCCGTCATTGGGGATTTCGGAACCTCCTTGGTGGTCCCGTCAGAGGGACGTGTGGCTGCGGAAAACGGTCTTGAACACCGACGCGCTAAAGGTGGCGGTGAAGACGTACATTTCGAAAGCTACGATGGTTCCCCTGCGTATAAACCCGCGTGACATGTCGATGGAATCCCACATGATTCTCGCCAGGCAAATGCGGGACGAGGTCATGCGCAATAGTGGATTTCGTAAGGGTTTCTCGTATGAATGGCAGAAGTATCTAAACGACTATTTAACGCAGGATAACGGCGCGTTCATGCTTATTCTTGGACGAGGCTTTATGGATGGGCCCATAGTAGGAAGGGCCAGGGGCCTTATCCACTTGGATACGAATCGATGTAGTAGAACGTCCGATCCTGTTTATCCAGTGGTGTACACTGATCGGGATGGTAAGCGATATAAACTCCATTATACTCGAATTATTTCCCAGGTTTCTTTACCTAGTCCCGACATCTTGATGAATGGTGTAGGGTTGTCTCCGGCGTCGGTTTGCGTGGAGTCGGCTACCGAATTGCGGGATATAGTGAGATATTTTAAGGAGAAACTGGGTTCTCGCCCTGCTAGGCAGGTTTTATACGCCAAGACCGGGGCTACCATTGATCAGCTTGCCGCGGCTAAGGAGATATATGAGAGAAAGATGGCCTCCGAGGGATTATCCTTCTTCTCAAAAACGCTTCTACTGGCTCCTAAGATGCCAACCGGAAAGCTGGAGCTTGAGGTGTTAGACCTTGCATCGGCTCCAGATGGGTTTGAGCGCCAGTCCGTGGTCATGTTAGGGATGGCTAATGTGGCGGCGGCATTTGGCCTTGACCTGCGCGATATGGCTCACAGCTTTAACATTGCTGGCTACACTAAGGCCGATGCCGAGATTCAGCATCTAAAGGGCCAGGGCAAGGGTGTGGCCGAGATTCAGGACGGATTTTCCAAGCAGTTAAATATGAAGTATTTGCCTCCTGTTCTGGTGTGTGCGTTCGATTACGTTGACGACGCGCAGGACGAGAAGCGTGCCGACATTGAGACTAAGCGGTCACAGTCCAGGGCTAGGGACCTAAATTCGTCTGCCAAGACGGTACGCGGGGTACGTCAGGCCATGCTAAGACAGGGGGAGGTTACCGACGGCGAATTTCTCTCCATGGAGCTTGAAAATGGCCGCCTCCCTGGGGGTTCCGACGTTCTTAGCTTGTTTGGTAGTTCCGATGCATACTTCGAGCGGGCTCTGGACCTTGGGGTTGATGACCCGCTTGATCTGACTGGTAATGACCCAGAGCAAATGGCAAGTCTTATTCGCCTTGCGCTGTATGACGTGTGGGAGGACGCGGAGGATGCCGTCACATCTGATGATCGTAGGGTGGCGCAGATGGCTGAGGCGGCCTTGGGTAAGTTGATGGGAGCATACGCTATGGAGGCGAACCGTGTCGATGCCAGTGTCGCGGCGGTCGGTAATAGTGGGCCCAATGACCCCGTGGATGTCGGGGAAAATTCAAATCCCCCCGATCCTGGGGCGGGTTCTCCTAATCCGAACGATCCAGCCGAGAATGCGGAGAAAGCGGTTTCTATCATTCCGGACGGAGCAAACGACCCTTTACCACCCGTCCCGATTGACATTCCGGTAACGGATAAGGACGTCAATCGGGCCATTGATGAATTTGAGGAGCTGTTTCCGGATTGGGCTGGGCTTCTGGATTCGGACGTTACGGATTTATCAAAGCAGAAGGGGAGATGGACGTACGATACGGCGTCTCACCGATTTCGGGACATGAAGAATGGCCGATTTGTATCGGAGAGGCGCATCCGGTCGGTTATGGACAGGTATGAGTCGGCACGCAAGGCGCAGGTTGACGCCCTTACGGACGACTTGGTTAGCGGTAAGATAAACCTTAAGGCGTGGGTTTCTCGTATGCGGGATGACATAAAACGGGCATACATTGTTCAGTATCTGGCGGGGCGTGGCGGGCGCGGTGCAATGACGCAGGCCGATTGGGGCCGTATTGGAGGTTTGCTGAGAACCCAGTATTTATATTTGAATAGGTTTGCTACGGACATGTCCGTAGGCGGTATGAGTCCGGGGCAAATAGGTGCGCGTGCTAAGATGTACATAGATTCGTCTACCCAGGCGTTTGAGAGGGCAAAGGTAGTTGGTTCTCGTGGGATGCCAGCATTACCCGCATACCCCGGAGACGGAACCACGCAGTGTCTGTCTAATTGCAAGTGTAGGTGGGTTATAAAGGAAAAGGCGGATGTGTGGGAGGCTACGTGGAAATTAGGTCAGGCCGAGCATTGTCCGGATTGCATATACAGGTCTGCCGTCTGGAAGCCGTTAGTAGTTTCTAGGATGTAGCGTTATGCCGTATAATATCAAACGCGGTAGGGGTTGTCCGGCTGGTAAGCCGTGGGGTTTATACAAGATTGCGACGGGAGAAAAGGTCGCGTGTCATACGTCTAGAGCTAAGGCGGATGCACAAAGGAGAGCTATTATGGCGTCAGAACGCAAGGAAAACGGTACGGGGTATGAGATAAAGGCATTGAAGAAAGACTCCGGGGACGTTGTCTACGGCATCTTTGAAGTTGGTTCGGATGAGGCGATTGCCTGGCATCCCACGAAGGAGGAGGCGGAGGCGCGCTTGGTTTCTCTTGATGATGACGCCGTGACGAAGAGCATGGCGTACGTCATAGGTTGGGATGTAGTGACGTTTGAGCAGGCCGAGGAGGCGATGCGTGTGGCTGAGGATAGGCGTCAGCTTTCGGAGTTGAATTGGACGTTTAAGTCGCTGATGGACAACGTGATGCAAAGTCCGGATATAGGTAACAAGCCAGCCGCCATCAAGGGGTTGGTTGATGAATACGTAGGTCGGTTGCAGGGAACGGATGGTGACCTTGAGCTGTATAAGGAATTTACCAAGACGGAGAATGGAAAGAGTCACCCAGCAGCCGACTACGCGTACGTTCCCGACCCTTTTAAGCCCTCCACCTGGAAATTGCGGTTAACGGATTCATCCGGAAAGGTTACCGTAGGTCAACTCGGTCGTGCTGCCGCTGCGTTGTCGCCTGGTGGATTCAGGGGTCAAAAGGCTAAAATACCGTCGGGGGAACTCCCAAAGGTGAAGCGCCGAATCCAGAGGGAGTACAAGAAGTTGGGGGTCAAGGGGACCGATCTTCCTACATCTGTAAAGGGAAAGGAAAGTTTCTTTGACGTGTGGAAGGAGGATAGCGGTACATATCGCTGGGTAGCCGTCTATTCTAATGATAGGGAGGACGAGGACAGTCCTCCGGAGACAATCGTATCGAAGAGTCATCAAGCCTTTACCCTTCTTGCAAATGAAGGGGTAGTTGACATGCCGGAGCTGTGGCATTGGCATGTCCCGTTTTCCAGATATGGTGTGGCGGATTATCTGGATTATTATGGCGGGTTTGCTCTTGCAACCGGTACTATAGACGAGGGTATGGAGCATGTAGCTCAGGGGGTAATGAAGTCTAAAACTCCTCTGAAGGTTAGCCACGGCATGCCTGTGAAGTATATTATGCGAGACCCGGAAGACGCTAGCAAGATTGTCTTCCACGTATCTAAGGAAATCAGCACGTTGCCCGCGGATCGTGCGGCCAACCCTGGAACTGGTTTTCTAATGCTTAAAGCAAAGGAGACAGGCAAAATGGATATCACCAAGGAGGTATCGGCGTCCATGTTGGAAATGGGATATACCAATACCGAAATTGATGAGATCGCCAGTCGCCTAGGTGTCCGTAGGAAGGACAAGGACGAACTCCATACCAAGAACGACGATGACGACGGGGCCAATGCCGCCGTCCCAGATAAGTTGCAGGAAGACAATTCCAGCGATGATTCTGGGAGTGCGGATGCGGACGTTCCTGACGTCAGTGGTACGGAGGGCGTAACAGCAGAGCTAAAGGAGGTGTTTGACTCCGCGAGTACAGAGATTAGCACTGCTGTAAAATCCTTCAAAGAGGGCATGGAGGCGGCGTTGAGGGAAGCTACGCAGGCTGCGGGTGATCTAAAGGCCATTCGTGATCTGCAGGTAGCGACGCTGAAGGCCAACACCCCCGCGGAATCGATGGATGCTCTGAAGTCTATGAGTGCTGTTGGGGCGAGTAGCGCGAAACTCGATGGCCGTTCTAGCCTTGCGAAGGACGCGCCCAAGGAGACTGATTCTGGGAATGGGAGTAATGTGTTTGGTATTCCGTTCCTGGACAACGCGATTGCCGGAATGAACGCCAATAGCGGCGCTCAGGAAGGCCGGTAGGAGAGGCAAAGATGTCCATTCTACAGCAGTTACTAGACGAACTTCAAGAGAAAGAGATGTTGACGAAGGCCCCGGCTAACGTTAACACCGCAACGCTTCTCACCCAGCCGGGAGGAATTTTCAGTGTAGCGGGGGCTGATAACGTTGTTATCAATTCCTACGTAAAACCGACTGGCTTGGGTGCACGACTCCCCATCGTGACCGGAGCGACCGACGATCCAAGGTATCAGTTCATTTCTGGGTTTACTATAGAGGCTGGTGCTAGACCTACTAATCCCTGTGACGACGCTCCTGCCGGATTTATGAAGGGCGGGAACCTTACGGCGGCATGGGGCCGCGTGGTTCACCAGACCCAGACGATCGAGATCGACAAGATTCTCCATGAACAGCGGGGGGCCAGTACCGACCTTCGTTTGATGGGGATGGTTCTAAATGCCGATCAAATGTCTCCTGTCAATTCGCAGGAGGGAATTCTGAACAATGTTGTAGCAGCCGAGATGATCGGCGTCGGCGTGCAGTTCGAGCGCGACATGTCGAAATTGCTGTGGCAGGGTTCTCCGGCTAATAACACCGCAAACGGGGGACATATGGAATTTCCCGGTTTGGATTCTCAGATCGCGACTGGGCAGGTGGATGCGGATACCGGCGTGGCGATGCCGGCGGCGGACAGTTACATCGCAGACTTTAATTATCAGGCGATTGACGGGGTTGCACGCGACATAGTGGCTGAGGTTAGCTTTATGCATTATTACCTCAGTGAGCTTGCTTCGTCAACCGGACTAGACCCGGTAGAATGGGTATTAGTTATGCCCCGCAACCTGTGGTATGAGGTTTCGGCGGTGTGGCCGTGTCGATACATGACAAACCGCTGTGCTGTGGCGGATGGCACTAACCCGATGGTTATCAACGACGATGCCAACGTTAGGGAGCGCGATCGGCTGCGGGGGACAATGGTCCTACCGGTCAACGGTGTAGACATCCCGGTTGTTGTCGATGACGGCATTAACGTCTATAACAACACGAATAACGCCAACGTCCCGGCGGGTAGTTTTGCCAGCTCGATTTATCTAGTTCCGGTTCGCATCCGACAGAGTTTCCCGTCGATGTACTGGGAGCATATCGATTATCGTCGAATAGCCCCGTTGACCAGCGTTATGGGTCAGGGCGTCCAGAATCTTCAGTTTTGGACTGATAACGGTCGGTATCTGTGGGTAATACGTCCAGATGGTTATTGTTTTGATCTGCAGGCAAAGATTGAGGCACGTGCCGTCCTCCGTACCCCGCACCTTGCTGGTAAACTTCAGAGGATTTTGTATGCGCCTCTTGCTCATCTTCGCATGCCGTTCGCGGATAGCCCGTATAATTATGACGGCGGTCCTAGCGTTCGCAGCGTTCCGACGTTGGGTCAGGCAGTATGGCGATAGGGTAATTTCACATCGGATGCTGGTGTGAATGTAGGTGGAGCTTGGAGGAGCTATGCTGCATAAACTAGGTGGATGGGCGGTTTCGGAGGCATCCTTCGCAGACCGCCCGTTTGCCACTCTTGATGGGGAGCGGTGAACGAAATGAACGTAGTCGTATTAACGTGCGATAAGTATTTGCCATCGCTTAGACCGTTCTCGTTTCTGTTTAACAGGTATTGGTCGGAGGCCCGGAAGTGGGATGATGACTGGCTTCCCGAACCGGTGCACGTGGTGGGGTTTTCTCATCCGGAATTTAACCTTCCGAAAAATTTTGAATTTATATCCGTAGGAAAGGACGAAGACTATCCGGTTGAAAAATGGAGTGACGCTCTAATTGACGCACTGGAAGGACCGTTGTCTCATATGAGCCAGTTTACTCTGTTATTGGAGGATTTCTGGTTGGTGCGACAGGTAGATTATGGCGCACTACACGAACTGTGGGACTACATGCTTGCACACGATGATATAATTAAAGTGGACATCGTAAGGGATCGGATGTTTGCTGGTGGAAACCGGGACATAGGGTATTTAGGATGCTTAGACCTAGTGGAATCCGACCCCGATTCTCAGTATCAGGTGAGTCTGCAGGCTGGCTTCTGGAACAGGGAGAAGCTGTTAGCGATTCTAGAGCGTGGGGAGACCCCGTGGGAATTCGAATTACAAGGGACCTCGCGGCTAGCTGCAAAGCCGGAGTGGAGGGTTATAGGAAGTAAGCAGTGCCCAGTGTGGTATGATTTGGTACACAAAGGCGGCGACCCCACCGAGATTTATTTAGACCGGATGGCGCGTAGTGACCGTACGGAGTTAGAGAAAATTGGATTCATTAGAACTGTCTAATAACGAGGATTTGCCCAGTGCCGTTAACGTGGCGAGACGCGTTTTTATTGTGGCTATTGGCAGTTCCCTTATAGGCTGGTCAAGGGTATACGCGTTTAATAACAAGGACGCCGCACTGAAAACTATGGACTGGTATATAGGATTCTCAGGATGGGATGACATGCAAGAGGACCGTTCCCACGGGAACGTAAAAGGATTTACCGATCCTAAATCCGGGGATTGGGTGGCAGTTAGCAGCGTGCTAGTGAGTACGCACGCCGTTTTGTCTGCAACCGGGAGGATACGGGCGTAATGTATCGGTTGGAGGTGTTTACGTCTGGTTATCCTAGAAGCGGAAATACGTGGTTGGACCGCATTCTGTCCGATCTGCTATGTGCTCCGATGCAGGAAACCCCCGATGTAGACAAGAAGACGGTGTACGCTGATAACATAATTCCTGAGAGGTACGTCATTCGCAAGACGCATTGGAGACCGCACGAGTATTTAGGCGTCGGTTTCAATAACGGCCCCAGTCGTATGGTGTTTATACACCGCGACCCCCGTGACGTCGCTGTATCGGTTATGCACTACCGTGATAAGGGTGAGAACCTGGAGCAGATCATTCGCGGCATGGTGGAACCGTGTTCAAACGCGGACGAACACATATTTAAACACGGTAGATATCAGTCCATAGTGGGAGAATGGCTGCTGTCCGGTAGGGCAGACGTAGTAATAAAGTATGAGGACTTACACAGCGATTTTATCAATGTTGTTGAGTCGATAGCTAGGGCGTTACCGGTTCCTGTTACGGAACAGATGGTTTTAGCGGTTGAGGTCAGACAACGGTTTGACAAATGGAAGCCCACCCATCCGCATTCTATGCGAAAGGGTATAGTTGGGGATTGGAGGAATTTCTTTAAGAGATGCCACGGCGAAATGATAACCGATAGCCTTGGTGAGCTTATGCAGTCTACTGGATACGTCAACGACCTTGATTGGTGGAGAGACTTGGAGGAGTAATGAAGGTCGCAATGTTTCCCGATCCGATTTCGGCGGGAATGCAGTCACCTAGTGGAATAAACACCGTAATATTGAAGTACGCGGAGCATGCACACGAGGCGGACATCGAGTTTATCTCTGATGTAGACGCCGCCGACGTGGTAGCGGTTCATGTGGCAAAGAACGACGTAACAATCCCGTATGGCATGCCGCTGGTTTCGCATTGTCACGGACTTTACTGGACCGCCGATTATCCAGTATCCGACTGGGAGTATAAGGCGAACTCGGATGTAATACACACGTTACTAGAGGCCGACTTGGTAACAGTTCCCTCGGCGTGGGTGGCCGAGTCCATTCAGCGCGATATGCGAATCGACCCGATTGTTTTACCG